GCCCGCTCGATGGTCTGGAGCAGCACGTCGCGTTCTTCGCGCAGCCGATCCGCTTCATGTCCGTGCCCCTCGGCTTGTCCCATCCAATAATTCACTTCCGATTCCAGCTCAGCGATCCGCGCTGTCTTTTCGGCCAACTCAGCCCGCAGCCGCTCCACCAGCTCGCGGTCCTTGAGCTCCTGTGCAACCTCCTCGGCGGTTGCCGGGCTGTCCGGCTCCTGTGCGGCTGCAGACTCCCCGGCAGGCTTGTCCGCCGGCAGCTGGCCATCCAGCCTCATTACGTCGAGCAGTTGCTGAGCCAGGGTGGGTTTGATGCCTTTCAAATTCCATTTGCGCACCCAGTAGCTAAGCGTTCCTTCACCCATGCCCCAAGAGCGCTCAATCCAGCGGATCGATTTACCGGCTGCAATCAGCCGCAGAAACTCAACCTTATCCGGCACTTGCGGCACAGTGTTTTCGGCCGCCTGTGTCATGCTCTTTTCCTCCTTCTTCTGCCGCGCTTCCAGGTGCGGCAGCGTCTCGTTGATCGTTCGCTTTTTCTTCCCGCTGGGCACGGGCGGTCCGTATTTGGCGGCGATCTCTTCCGGAGACATGTAGTAGGTGATCACCGGGCCGCTCCAGGTTGCCCGCAGTTCGTTTTCTCGCTTCGGGACCGGCGTCCCGGACTGGCCTCGCATTGATTGACACCTCCGTTATGTCCTGACTGCATCAGCGATCCTGATGATGCACGGCTTGCAGAGCAGGACTCCGTTCACGGTTGTCACATTCTCGACAGCTCCGCACAGCGAGCAGCTGCCGTCCGGGTGATATTTGCGGAGGATAATCCGTTCGCCATCGACAAAGATTTCGATCGGGTCGCCATCTGCGATGTTGAGCGTGCGGCGCAGTTCGATCGGGATTACAATGCGGCCGAGCTCATCAACTCGGCGGACAATGCCGGTGGATTTCATTTACCATTGCTCCTTTCGCCCCATCCCTGGTATGATGGAGTTGAATAATGTTTTCTTTTTACGCAGTCGTCCTTTGCGGCTGCTCTTTTTGTTTCAAGCGGGATGCGCATCGTTCGAGCTGTCGGCGATATACTTGCAAAACGCGTTTCGACTTCGCTTTCCCCATCAGATCCATGAGATTATTGCACGTTACAAACCGCTGGTCCCGAGTCATAGGTCATTCACCTCCTCCTTCAAATCTTCCACCCCAGCCTCTTCGCTTCGATCGCCGCCCAGGTCACGAACGGGTACCGGTTCGGGTCGATGCAGGCGTGGTAGTAGCGATCGGCGAGATAGTCGAGAACTTCGTCAGGAATGGGCAAGGTTGGTCACCTCACTTTCTTGGCTTCCAGGATTGACGCCCTACACCACGGATCGCTGTACCGCCGCCCCGTCATCCGGCAGAAAATCCGTTTCGCCTCGGTGCTGTTTCGGGTCTCGATCAGGGTGCGGCGCTTCTCCCAGCTGACGCCTACGGAATAGGTGTTCATATCATCCTCGCCTCCAATTCATCAATCTTCTGGCAGACTTCCTGCACCCACTCCATGTCGCCGCCGATTTGCGCGATGTAGGCCAAGTTTTTCAACTCGTCGAGTCGGCGGACCAGCTTTGCATTGACCTGCAAGCAATGATGGAGATCCATCTGTTCACGTACGGTGAGCTGGTCGTATCCGCCGCGGCGTTCGGCGATGAGCTGCAGCTCGGCGAGGCGGCGGTGCACCGGGTGGATGGCGATCATCCACTACTCACCTCCCGGCGGTAATTCCGCTCCTCCTGCTCCCAGATCCACTGGTCGAGTCGGCGCTGGCTGAACAGATACCGCGGGTTCTTCGACCCTTCGTAGCCGTATACCCGATGCGGGATGCGCTTCTGACGGATAAGCTGCCGCAGCGTGTAGTCCGACATGTGCAGGTATTCGCACGCCTCGGAAAAGGTCAGTGTCCGGTCCGGAGCGGCGCCGAGTTCTGCGCGCAGCTCTTCCAGGAGCTCGGTTTTGAGTTGTTCGCGCAACTGATCGATGATGGCGGCGAATGCTTTTTCAAGGGTCATGGCTGGCCTCCTTTCTGACAGGAATTTCGCCCCTTCTGTAGAATATTGGAAGTTGTCCAAGCTTTCCAATTTCGAGGAAGGGAGGTGATTAAATTGATACGGGACGTTCCAATAAGAACAGATTTCCATTTGGCTGATTATCAGTATGAAATCATCATGAAATCGATAGCTGACTTTGAATCTGAGCTTGATGACAATCAGGAAATTGCGATAATGTTGGCATCATTCGGGCAATCGATCTTAATGCGAGCAACAGATATTGGTTACAGCAACCCGTCTTTGATTCATTTTTATGGCTACGTCAATGGGCAGAAATCTGAATTAATTCAGCACGTCAGCCAATTGAGTTTTCTTCTGACTGCTGTTCAAAAAACAGATTCTGACAGGCCCGCCCGTCGTATTGGATTCACCATTAATGAAAGCGAAGATGATTAACCCCAAGGTTTGTCTGGCCAATACTTTTTGCTCTCACGGTTATCTGCCGTCGCTATCCTAGCGGCGGTTTCTTTTTTGGAGCATTTTTCGCAGTAGACTGAGGCGCTGACGAAGTCCCCGCCTTCATGAAGGATATGAGCGATAATTTCAGGCTCAACGGAATGCTCAGCGCCACATTCAGGGCAAATTGTGTAAATTTCGTCATCGTAAATTGGGACTGTGAGTACAACATCATCGGATAATTTAACCTTGGTATAAAGCATTGGAATGAGCCCTCCTTTCACGCAATCCGCTTGAGTTTCAAGCGTTCGTAATATTCCGCCAGCATTTGTTTTCGCTTTTCGTATTCGGGAACCGCCACAATCAACCCAATATCCGCCCGCTGCAGCGTCTCGATCGCGCGGATCTGCTCGGCGGTCAGGTACGGCCGGATGACTTCACCCTTCGGTAGCCCGTGTTTCTCGCGGAATGCTTTGGCATCCATGCCGAGCACGATCCGGTAGATCATGTTGATCTCGTTGGAAAAGTGGTAGTGCTTCGGTTCATCGTGCGCTGCCATGATCGCTTCCGTGAAGGCTGGGAATTCCATTTTGGCCGCCTGGAGCGAACGGATGAACGCCTCCATTTCGTTAAAGCGCCGGATGTAGGCTTCTTTGAATTGGCGCGCACGCTTCCCTTTGATCTCCATAGCGACCATCGCGAAGCCGTCTTTGGTCATGAGGATTTCCCGATTCCTTTTTCCGCTGGCGTCCCTGTAGTAGGACTCCTCAAAGTTGAGGCGACGAAATTCTTCACTCACTCCACTTGTGGATTGAGTGATTTCATCGATGAGGCGGAGAATGTGGCCATGCTGTCGTTCGAACTCCTCTGCCACCTGGCGACTGCTGCAGAATGCTGTGCCGTTCCGCTCATACAGTCGATATTCCGGGTTGAGGATGAGTTTGGACATTTGATTTCACCTCACTTTCAATAAAATTCGCATATCATGCGACAAACTGAGTAAAAAAAATGGCCATGATTTCATCACTGTTCAAATCAAGAACTTTGCTGATTACCACTGCTTCACGTACAGTGAAGGACTGGTCCTTCATTTTCCTGTAGAAAGTAGCGCGGTCCATGCCGATTTTCGGCGCAAGTGAAGTGACAGTGTATCCCTTTTCAACGATTTTACCGCGCAACTTATTAATATTCACCCACTCCCCCTCCCTTCGATATGTTGCATGTTATGCGACTAACTCCATACTACACCCGATTCATTTCAATGTCAATACAATATTCGCATTTAGTGCAAAAATTTTATTTTATCAGCTTTATTTTGTTGCATATTTGCGACAGTTATGTTATCATACCTGTTGGAGGTGAGATGATCTTGTCGACGATCGGACAACGCATTAGGAATAGAAGAAAGGAATTGAAAATGACCGTAGATCAACTTGCTGAAATACTTGGAAAAAACCGTGCAACCATATATCGCTATGAAAGCGACGATATTGAAAACATGCCTCTTTCGGTTTTGGAGCCGCTTGCCAGGGCTTTGAAAGTGACTCCCGCGTATCTTATGGGTTGGGAAGACGACATCCAAACCCTTGCTGCACACCACGAAGGTGACGAATGGACAGAGGAAGAACTTGCGGAGATTGAGAGGTTTAAGGAATTCGTGCGGATGAAGAGGAAACAGAAACAACAGGAGTGACGCCATGCTATACGACGATCTCATCCAAGAGGCGGTACAGCATGGGGTCGACATCTATGAAGAACCGCTGAAGCCAACGATCAAAGGTTTGTATGCGGACCAAATCATCTGGATTAATCACCACATACCTACTCGGGTCGAAAAAGCCTGCATTCTCGCCGAAGAGCTCGGTCACTACCATACGTCCGCCGGCGATATTATCGACCAGACCGACGTACGCAACCGGAAGCAGGAACGACGCGCCCGCATATGGGCATTTGAAAAACTCGTTCCGCTTTCCAAAATCGTACAAGCCTACCATGCCCGCGTCTCTGGTCAACATGAATTAGCCGAATATTTGGGAGTTACGGAAGAATTTCTGCAAGCTGCGATCAACCGTTACCGCGAAAAATATGGTACATTCACGATCGTGGACAAGCACATTATTTATTTCGATCCGCTCGGCGTAGTCGAAACGTTCGAATAACTCGCGCTTTCCCACCGCGAGGTGGTTAATTATACACTAAAACAAGAACATATGTTCTTACGAAAGGAGAATTAAACAAATGGCAAAAGGTAGCATTGAAAAGCGCGGCGAAAACAGCTGGCGACTCCGGATCGATCTGGGCTACAACCCGGACGGCAGCCGAAATCGAGTCAGCAAAACAATCGTTGTGGAAGACAAGGCACTGCTGAAAACGACAAGAAAGCTCCAAGAGTACCTGGAGGATGAGCTGGCAAAATTCAAACAGGAAGTTTTAAGCGGAGCATATATAAAGCCGGAAAGGATGAAACTCGCAGATTTTATTAAAGAATGGCGTGAAAAGTACGCTGTGAAACATTTATCGCACAAAACCCTTTACACTTATGAACAGTGTCTCAAAAACAGAATTCTACCTACATTCGGCCACATGAAGCTAGATGAAATTAAACCACTGCATATCTTAAATTACTTGCAAAAATTAGAGCAAGATGGGGGCAGAAGCGACGGCAAACCAGGGGGGCTTGCATCAGGGTCAATAGAGTACGAACATAGAGTATTGAAAAACATTTTCTCGCGCGCTGTTGAATGGGGGCTTCTCAAACATAATCCTTTAGCAAACGTTAAAAAACCAAAGGTCAATTACCAACGGAATGAACCTTATGATGAAAAAGAAGTCGAGCAACTCTTGCTGGCTCTCCAGAAAGAGCCGTTTCATTGGCGCATGATGATTACACTGGCTCTTACAACTGGTTTGCGCCGCGGAGAGCTTTTGGCTCTGGAGTGGAAACACATTGATTGGAAAGAAGGCTATATAAGTGTTGAGCAAACGCTGGTATTAGCATTAAAAGGAAGGGTCATTGTCAAGGAACCGAAAACCAAAAATTCCAAACGGAAGGTCGCGTTACCGCCATCAGTATTGGAAGAACTAAGAGAATATTATGCATATCGTATCAGAGAAAGAGATGCTATAAAAGACGCGTGGAAAGGATGCAAGGATCAGGATGGCCACGAACGGAATTTTGTTTTTAGCCATCCTGATGGCACGCCTTTTCATCATGAACGACCTTATCAATGGTTTCGTGAATTCATCAAAAAGAACGGGTTCCGTTACATTCGTTTTCATGATTTGCGCCATACGTCAGCCACATTGCTCATTAATCAAGGAGTACACGCCAAAATTATTTCTGAGCGTTTGGGGCACGGAAATATCACGACAACGATGAACATTTACGGCCATGCGTTAAGATCAGCAGATAAAGCCGCCGCTGAAAAATTTGAAACTATTCTTCTCCGGTCCCCAAAAACTCAAGCCTAATTTTTGTCCCCAATTCGTCCCCAAGTAGCAAACCGCTTCACAAACTTCCCTTGTAAATCAAGGAACAAACCGCCTCCACATGCCCCGAATGCGGGAGCGTAGCTCCCATTTTTACATTTACGTCAATCCTCAAAACCCTTGAAAATCAAGGGTTTCTCTTGTTTGTATCCATACGAATCCGAGTGAATTTTGGTGACTCCGAGTAGCTTTCGTCCCCAATTCGTCCCCAATCCGTCCTATACACAAACCGCGGCTTCATCACCCGCGGTTCTTTTTCTCTTTTAACAACCTCTCCCTCACCACCCAAAGCGACTCATACCCCGGAACCGGCTTCCCGCACCTGGTACATACGAACACCTTCGGTTCTTCTCGGCTCCAGCGCGGACGCATGAGGGCTTTGCAGGAGCACGTTTCGACATTTATCATCCTGCTCATACTGTTTAACCTCCGAACATATGTTTGGTTATAGTATATGCGAATGTATGTTCGGTATTCAAGATACAAAAAATCCCCGCCCAGCACATGCCAGGCGGGATTTTTTATTTCCGCAACGCTCTGTACAGCATCGTCCAAACTTCCTGTCTCGTTACCGGATCAGCTGGACGTGTTCCGTCAGATATGCCAAGCTGAGTGACAAACTCCTGACCTTCCTTTGCCCAATCAGCTACGACCTGCTCCGGCTTCTTCTCCAGAGCCTCAACGCGTTTTGTCAGCTGATCGATTTTCTTCTGCAATTCCTGCAGCACTCCCTCCACCTTCGCATCATATTTTTTCAGGTTATAGCTACTCATGATGTTTTTAATCTTCTGCGCATACTGAGGATCTGTCGCATATCCGCATGTCTGCAGCATCTCAGCCTGCCGCTCTGGTGTTGTTGCAGATCGTACGCGGGCATAGCGACTGTTATTAAAAAGTAGATCCTGGTCTTTGTAAAAGTGATAAACCGACTTGTACGCGCGGAAGTTGGCCGAAGTATCAACCCTTTGCCCGTTGATTACCTCCCACGTGCCCTTTCGCACGCTGCTGCCGTCCCACCACTCATTTGGTTTTCCACTGCCGACTTTTATTCCGCCAAGGTTGTACCAGGAATGGATCACGCCGCCCGTCTCCAATAGATTTTGAGCCAGACGGACAGAGACAAACATCGGCGATCCTTCGAGACGCACCTGGATAGCGGTAGGCGCGAGGTAGGCAAAGAAGTCATTAGGCTTCATTTTCATCTTCGCCAACCTCCGGCAGACCTGCCAGGCTTGTTAAGTAGCTGAGGATCGTAGCCAGTAAAACCGTACCTCCGACAACTTTCCAATCGACTTCAGCAAACACTGTTGCCGCCCCAATGGCGCCGATGGCGGCCTGCGCCGCCGTCCGGACCGCGCGGATGGTAGCGGCCGCGAGCCATTTTTTCACCTTTCCATTCATCCGTCACCCCTCCCCTCCAGCCGGTCAATCCGGCGAT